ATAGTATTTTTATTTTTTTGTTAAAAGTTTATCACCAACCGATAAACCATTTCTAATCGATTTTAATTCACCCGAACCAATAGGAAAATCATGTTTAATTGAAGCAGTTATTTCTTTACCAGATTTTAATTTTATTTTATAAACTGGTTGTTTTTCAATTGGGAATACCATGGTAATTTTTTTATACCCTTCGTGTGTCATAATTTTATCACCTTCTTTAACATCACCTATACGTATTAAACCTTTTGATTCTATCTCTACTTTTTCTTCTGTCCACAAGCATCTATTACCTTGAACAGCTGTCCACCCAGCTAAATCCAATTCAGATAACATCGCTTCAAATTGTCTCATAACTGCACCCTCACCAGCATTAACATCATCGAATTTCTTTGATGGTGTCACACAATCGATATAATCCAATGTGATTAAATCTGGTCTAAACCCACTAGCTATTTGTTGTCTTATGTATTGTCTAATCATTGGTATTGTAGTACCATCACTAGAGAATTTTTTAAGTTTAATTTCACCAGTACCATTTTTAGAAGATGCTGTCATATTTTTACCCATCTTAATAAGGTCATCTTTATGTAAAACAAGACTATTTAAATCGTGACCAGACCAACACGCTAAATGTTTTCTTTGAATAACTCTAGGCATATCTTCGAAGAAGATTTGAAGGACCTTTTGCCCTTCATTCATAGCGGTATTACATATTTTAGTCATCATTGTAGTGTTATGCGTTACAATGTAATCATCAGTAACAAATAAATGTTCTTCATCTTCAACCATTATACAAGTTGCTTCTTCATCATGTGAATATTCTATACTTTTTATAAATTTATTATTAGAATATTTTTCTCGGTTTTTAACCTTATTTAATTTTCTACCTAATTTAAATGGTATAATACCATTTTCAATAGGAAAAGAAATATTTAAAATATAAGCTAATTTACCATTCTTTTTAACACCTTTATATGTGTATTTAGGTTGTTTTTCTTTTATCTTACAAAATCCACCTAAAGATAAAACCAATTCTTTAACATCGTTAGCTAATTGTTTAGAAACAGTGCAGTATTCAACACCACCTCTACTGTTAACAGTACCATCAGTATCTAATAACCCTTGTAGTAAAGAAACCCTATTTTCTACTGAATTATATAAATAGTTTTTAGGTATAAACTTAGTATCAGATAAACAATCAAATAACCCAAGATTTTTTATTTCACTTTTTATACCATGTATGGAAACACTAAACACACATTGCTGAACAAGTAAATCACCTTTGTCAATGTCTTTACATCTTTCATTAGAGTAAACATTTTCATCACCCATTATAGATTTAATTGAATCGATAATTTCAACATCTTTTGTTGTTATTATTGTTTGTTTCATGTAGCCATCACCCAATAGTAAACCTAATATATATGGATTTAAAGGTAATTCAACTTCATTAAAATTAACTGGCTTAACCATTGGTATTTTATATTTTAAACACCCTCTAGAACCAAAAGTCAAATCATCGATTAATTTACTAGTCTCAACCACCTTAAATGAATGGTCTGGTTTTAATTTAATTCTTTTACCATCTTTCCATGAAGACCTATTACGTTGATTAATTGAGTTAACTGCCCATAAGTGTTCTTTATCACACATTACAGATGTTCCATCATTAAAAGTAACTTTATATATACCCCTAACACCTTGTGGGTAAACACCCAATACTTTAGTTGGTTCACCTATCCTAGAAATTACATAATCACCAACTTTTATATCAGCCATTAATTTATAACCATCTGGTGTGTATACTTTAGATGAGTTACTTAAGCTCTTACCTACCCCGAAAGGAGCCAGTATAACTGCTAATTCTCCTTTGGATAATCCGCCATCCATGATTTCATCTAATCCTTTGATACCAGTTGGTATTGGTTTTCTAAAATCCTCATCTAATACACTTTCAAGGTCGTGTAAGACATCCATTCCGTCATCTTTACTATCACCATGTTCCAACGCTTGTCTTAAGATAGATTCACATTTTTCATACTCATCAGTATCACCTTTATCGATAATCGCAGCAATTTGTTTTATTGATTTTTTAAGTTCTTGAGTTTTGCAAAACTTCATTGCAACTTCTTGAACTTTCAATGTATCATTAAGACTTGTTTCTTTGATTCTTTTTAATTGACCTAAAACATACTTCCTTGTTTGTGGATTTGTGATGTTATCTAACATTCTGAATTCAATACTACTAAAATCTGGGATAATATCGTATTCTTCTTTGGCATCTTTTATGGCGACAGTTATCAACTTTAAATGTTCATCCTTGAAATAATTAGCATCAAGAATATCAATGATTGAATTAGCAAATCTTTTATCTGTTAAGATTTGTGCTAATAATTTATACTGATAATCAAACCCTAAGAATTCTAACGTATCTTTTTCTATCTTTGCCATGTATTATGTTATTTTTATTTTAAAACTTTTGTATTAATAAATATACTAAACTGCTAAGTTAGTCTCTAAAATAGTATAATTTTTTTGAGCCAAAGAATATCGAATCTCATTAATGATTGATGGGATGATTTCTTTAATATCTACTGAATATCTAACCTTTGGTGGGAATAGATTACCAGAGAATATACCTTTAGAAATTACTTTTTTATCTACTTTGATTTCAAATTGAAAGTTATCAATTTTATCAGTTGATGTTTTAGTCGCCTCATCTTTTTGGATATGGTATGGATTATAATTATCCCATAAATAAGTTTGAGCTTTTTTCTTTAAGAAGTTAGGTATAATACCTAATCTACCGAAATCTCCGTTGTTAATACCTACAATGTTATCCATAAGGTCTTTTAACTCTAATGACTTAACTGAATCTTCGTTGAAGTTTCTGATATCAAAAAATCTTTGACAAATGATATGGTCATTAATAAATAATACGAATTCAAATCTTTGTTCTTCGAATTTTCTTGTATTTTCAGTATTTTTTGTTTCTGTTTTTCTAGTTTCTGTTGTTGCCATGTTAATTGTTTTTAGGACTTGTTATTTCTCTTTTTAATAAACTTTTAAAAGGGACTAAAAAATCTTGATATCGGTATTCACCCATTTCTTTATCTAACCCATCTTTTACCATCATATCATAAACTTCTTTGAACTCAAATTCATCTATGAAACCCACAATTAATTCTTCTAATTGCTCTACACCATCTTGTGTCATCATTGGTTCTTTTAGGTTTACCAATTTATGATTAATCTCATAAAGTTTTTTACCTTGAACACCTTCTGTAACACAATTAACAATATTATCTAATATCTTTAATGGTTTCTTCTTGTTTTCTGTTCTTTCTAATTGTTGCCTTTTAGCTTCATCTATTATTTCGTTTAAAGTTAATTTCCTTTCACTTAACATTGGGAATAGATTAATTAGTGTTTTCTCTTTTAGCCCTTTTATACCACTTATGGTATCGCTATTATCACCAATCATTGTTTTAACCAATGCACCATTTTCGTAACTATAGCAAAAGTACGATAAAAAATTGGTGTTGTCAACATAATTCTTAATTGATTTATCACAAAAGTAAATTTTTACATCTTTATCAATCAATTGAGCCATGTCTCTATCATTTGTAACAATAGTAATCTTTTCATTTGGTTGTTTCTTTAGACAGTAGTAGGCTATGAAGTCGTCTCCTTCAATAACTTCATGTTTAAGCTGTCTTATATGCATTTCATTGAGATAATCCCATACACGTCTTCTTTGGAGCAATTCATCCTCATCTGTAGGTTGTGTTCCAGTTTCGTAGTTTTTACCACGACCACTTTTGTATGGTTTGTAAATGTCATATCTTAACTTACCACTAAAGTTACCATCCCAAAACACATATACTCTATGGTATAGGTCTTCAGTTAGCATCTTTCGTAGTATTGTAAGAAATTGGTAAACGCCACCGATGGGTTTACCTTCTGAATTATACATGCTTTTGGCCCCGAAAAAACCCGTCTTAAATAGGGCATTTCCGTCGACCAAAAGTGTATTTGTTAATTTAATTTGTTTTTCACCACTACGTGGAGGTCTTTTGTTCATCTTAGAACATTTAAAAGGTTAATACTATTCTCTGATGTCGTCACCTTCCATGGTTCCTTCAGTTTCAGTGTATTCTAACTCAACATCATAACTAACATTTAATGCATCGTGTATGAATTTTCTATTTTTTGTTTTATAAGCATCCAACTCATCTGGATTAACATATCCATGTGGTGTTGATGCGATAGTACCGTTTCTTTCAATACCAGTAACGTGGTTTTTCT